CCATTTTAGACTTCTCCCGAAGTTCTAGGATAGCTTCCGCTAGTGGGTGATTAAGATTTTGCATCACCTCTTTATCAACAGACCATGCACCTGAGTCAGTTTTCTTACTAGGCTTTAGTCCTACAATTGAAAAGAAAAGATCTCTTAGCTGTGCTGTAGAATTTGGGTTAAATGATTTTTCATATACACGTTCAAAACGTAATACTGCTTCATGAGTACTGATTTCAGCTAAACATTCTTCAACATCAATTTGATACTGTTCTGATAACCAAGTAACTTGGTCTACGTTAATAGGTCCACCATTCTTCTCTAGTGTTTTCATAGCATGAGTAGCAGGCATTAAAATAGAATTGTACAATCCTAGAAACTCTTCACTCTTTTCTACGATAGGCCTGAACTTCATGTAAAGCTGAAAAGTAGCGTCACCATCTTTACAAGCGTATGGGGCTAGAATATCACTAGGTAACATACCGTAATTAAAGTCTGCTAGTTTAACCTTATTCTTTCTTGCCCAAGACTTTTTATAATCGTCTAATTCACGCTCATAATCACCGAGATCAGTAAAACGTAATGCTAGAGGTTTTAGGCCATGAGTACCTACTGACTCTTCTAGACAGTAGTGTAATAGCATTGTATCTTCATAGTTAGGAAATTCAAAACCCATTTCTGTTTCCATATAATTAGTATCAAACTTAGAGTTGTGAAAAATACAAAGTTTTGCTTTAAACAGGTCATGAAACCACTGTTTGTGTTTATCAACAATATCTACAGATACGTATATACCTTGGTGTGGTCGAGTAGACATAGCAATACCTAGAATGTGACCAGTATGTGGAGACACCGAGGTAGTTTCAATATCAACTACCAGTTTTTCCGCGTTTTCAAACTGCTCTTTATATTGCTGAAATTGTTCTTCTGTTTCTACAAAACAATAATCTTTTTCAGCCTGCTTGCCTACATCTTCTCCAGATAGAAGTTTTGGAATTTGATTAAAGGCACGAATAACATCATCTTCTAGTTGTGGTTTAAATACACAGATACTAGGATTCATAATAGGTAAATAACGTTTTTCAATAAATACCCCATTATACTTTTGAACACCCGTCATACCTGCAATATACTTAAGAGGTTCTGCACCTACTAGTGCTAAGATTTTGTAGTCATCAAGAGTATCCATCTCAAGATCAATATCTTTCTTGAGAATCTTATCCTTCTTACCAGAATGTAAAAACTTTATATCATAATCTATACCCTTAAGATACTTATCAACAATCTTACTAGGCTTAGCTTCTATTGCGCTTGCAAACACAAAACATACATCACTCATCTTTTAAAAATATCCTTCCACAATATTGGCATTCAGCCCTGTTATTAGTTATTCTATAGTATACTATAGGATGATCATTATCGCAAGATACAGATTCAGTTTTTACCCTAACGATGTCCGTCTTAACCGGACTACGTTGTTTTTCAAAAAGATCATACCTAGCACTCATCTTAAGCATTCCTTTGCCTGTACTACATTTATATCACCTGGGTCTGTTCCGTAAGGTAACTTAATGTTTCTCGATATAATATTACGAGAATCTAATTCAGCAGCAATTTTATTAGCAGCCATTTGCCCAGGAGCGTCAGGGTCCATCATAATATCAACCCGTGTTACTCCGATTCTATCTAAGATTTCTGCCTTCTTTCTACCGAAATTAGTAGCACCAAAAATACAGAGAGTATTTTTATATCCTAGTTGCCACATATTTAACATATCAAATATACCTTCTACTAAGATTACATAATTTGTATTCTTGATCTTATCAAGCGGGAATAGAATATCATTAACTTTAGCTTTATGAGGTTTACGATTGTACTTTGATTGCTTTGTAATCGCTTTTGTTAATCTACCTTCAATAAATTTAAGCTTACCAAACTGATACACGGGAAAACATAGATAATCTTGTAAACCCATCTGATCTGTAGTAAATGCTTGAAACTCTTTCATTGTTCTAGCGTCAATATTTCTAAATTCATCGCTATACATTTTTCTACCTTCAGGTAGTTTAATATCGTCAATCTCAATAACACTTCTTATTTTATCTTTGAGTTTTTTAATCTTATACGGTTGCTTACTATCAACATCTAAAATTACAGTTTCGCCTATAGATTTCATAAACTTATTAATTCCCCCACTGAAGCCACAGCTCCAGCAGTGAAACATATTCTTTTCAAGGTTATAAGAAAGACTTGGAGATTTATCTACATGCTCACCACTAGAACAAGAAATAAGAATCTCAGAAGGATTATTCGTCTTTCTAAATTCAATTCCTCTATGGGTAAGTAGTTCTGTTAATTCCATTATGATAAATCCCTTGAAGTTTCTTTTCCACTATCCATACCGTATTTGACAGCATTATGAGGTCTTTCATTTAATACTTCGGACGTAGCAGGGTTAATTTTAACACAACTCCAATCCATTAATACATCAAAACTCATATGCTTACCGTTACGCTTCTTTGTAGTGTGGATAGACGTTTTGCTTTCTAACTCTCTATCATCTGTTTCAGCAGGAGGGAAGAAGTTAAAACTACGATCTGCCGCATCGAGAATACCTTTTGCAAATCTAGCTTCACCAGAAGCATCAATCTGATAAGGTGATATCATAGTGAGATCATATTTTCTTGATAAAGATTTTAGGTTATCCGCAATAGTAATTTGTGTTTTCCAATCCTTCTGATCATCATGCTTAATAATATTTACATAATCTACTACTGCCATATTGTAGTTTGGATACTTAGATGAAAACATATTACAATAGTGATCAATTCTATTAAGAGTAAGTGATTCATCATCAATCATAAATAATCTATGATCCTTAAGTTCAGGTCTCTCTATCTTGACACGTTTTTCAAAGTTCTTAAAGTCTTTTGTAACTTCAAGTTCTTTTATCATCTTATTAATTTTTTCTGATGGTTTGTAGAAGTTATCAAACTTAGCACTAGCCATTTGTATTTTTTGTTTATCAGTCAGTTGGTTTCTAAATATATCTAAGAAAGGAACTCCTGAAATAATAGATAACACACGATCATATACTTCTTTATATCTCATCTCAATAGTAAAGAAAGCTACAGTATTACCTTGTAAAAATCTATTTAACGCTAGGTTTAGTGATATGATTGACTTACCAGATCCTCGTCTACCTCCAAGCATAATAAGTTCTTGTGTAGCAAATCCACCATTAATCGCATCAAACTCATTAGAAAGTCCTGATGGATATATTTTGAAGTCATCTTCAGAAGGAAAGAATTCTAACTCAGCAATATCGTACAACTCATCATCATGAGGTATAGCTTGATTCATGTGAAGTAAGTGATTTTGAAACTTATCTACAATCTCAATTTTTTCTAAATCTTCTAACTGATCTATAAATTTATCCATAAAATGAATTGTTTCATCACGGATATAAAAATCTTGCAATTGTGCTACTAGAAATTCATCTTGTATAGCTTCATTAACATTATCATCTGCACATATTTGATTCTCTAGATATTCTTGTAACCCTGTATCTTTTCTGACAGATAAAATTTCATCTGTAGAGGGTAGACGAGTATTAGCTTTATAGAAAGACTTTATCTTATCAAAAAGCGTAGAGTTGACACCAGAAAAATACTGGTTCAATAATTTAGAGTATAGATCGTTACTCTGCGTATCTAGTAATCTACGCAGAGTAAGTTTTTGTAAATCAATTGCCATTAACCAGCCTTAACAGGGAAAAGTCTATCACGAGTTACAAATCTGTAACCACCGTAATCATCTTGTTTATAAATCAGGTAAGCTTCTCTACCTGTTTCTTCTAATACTTTACTAACTTTATCACGATGTTGCAAGAAAGTATCCATTTTCCAAGTAGGAAGAACTGAGTTTCCTACCATCCAATATATCTCGTAATGAACACCTTGTGCAGGTTCATAATATTTACCTGCTCTACCATTAGCGCCTGCTTTAAACGGGTAGATTTCGATATACTTTTGTTTACCATCTTCAATATAGTCAATATGATCTTCATCATACACTTCGCGTACTTCTGCAAAAGAATTTTCATCTCCAAGGAATACTTTGTCTCCCTTTTTAAATCTAACTTCAAGGTCTTGTACAATATGATCTACTTTAGCTGCTTTGCCTTTTCCACGAGCACGAATAGGTACATTCATCTCTAAGAGTATGTTCTTAACTCTTTGCGGAGAAACGTAATACTGTTTAGCAATAGCTGACTGAGCTTCGCCACCCATGTAAGCATCGGCGATAGCTTGTTTCTCTACTTTGTTAAAAATCTTTTTACGAGCTTGCTTTTTTAGTTCAGCTTCTCTATCTTGTTTGTCGTGGAATTCTTGAATGATAGCGTCAAGTCGCTTTGTATTGTAAGCAATACCTAGATGTTCGCATACAGACTTTTTAGTCTTCTTTGCTTTGACCATCCATATGGCCTGTCGGATTCTAGCTTCCGAAATGTCATTTGCTTTTGCCATTTAACTCTCCTGTGATTTTCTCTATTATACATAAAGTCAAGGAGTTTAGCAATAAGAATATTAGTGAGTTATGAGGTCATCGTCTGCGAAGAATAAATCTGACCAGATGTTACGTATTAATCCTGTGGTTGTATATACAGGAGTAAAGCACTCGTTAAAAAACCTATTAGTTCTATACATTTTCTCTAAGTAAAAAGATCCAACGTAACACTCTACTAGCTGTACAAATTCGTCTGATTCTTCATCATAGTCTTCGTAGAACTCTTTAGCAAGTTTAGTAAAGTACGCAGTTTTACCTTTCGGGGCTAAACTTAGTACCGCATCTAATGCTTCGTCTGGAAAGTCTTCTAATAAAAGTTGTTTTGTCATATAAAAAAAAGGGATGGTAGCGAACTACCACCCCTCATATTCCCCCAAGGAATTAGTAATTACTCACCAGAAGCCTTTGGTGTGTAATCGGCGCATGAAAGACCGCGACGTGTAAGAACAGTCTTAACACCACGAACTGTTTTGTCGAATGACTCAGCAATCTCTTCAACAGTCTGCTCAAGCATATCTTCAATACCTGCGTATGGATCTGCTTTAGTATCCTTCTTGTCACGCTGTGGAGCTTTGAGGCCCATTGAAAGTAGCTTACCACGGATTGAATTAACTGAGCGACCCAGTGAATCAGCAATCTCTTCTAGGAAAGATCCGCCTTCTGCCATAGAAGCAATCTTAGCTTCTTCTTCTTCAGAGTATGTGCGTGGAGTTACTTTCTTTTCTGCTGGCTTGACATTAGATGTCATTTCCAGAGAAAGTGCTTTACCGTTAATCTGACGAGCAGTAAATTTACCACTCATGAAATCTGCGGCAATTTCTTCAGCAGTCATGTTGCCTGAGTTGGCTTCAAGGAAAGATGCAAGTGCATCAGTTTCGTCTGCTGAAAAGACAGGTGCGGCACCTGGCTTCTTTGGTACATCGTATCCTAGCTTGCGAAGTTTCGCAGTCACAGAACGACGTGGAAAATCGAATTCACCCATAAGGCCTTCGATTGACTCTTCAGTTACACCTGATGCTGCAACGTCGTGCATACGTGTAACCATATCTTCAGTATATTCAAATTTTGACATAGTGTGATCCCCTCTGATCGTTTGGTTTGGTTTTGAGATTCTCAAGAGTGATTCTCTCGCTCTTGACTTTATATATAGATATTACAGAAAAACTTTATAAGAAGCAACTGAAAATTGACAGCATGTCCTTTGGTGGTTCCTTTAAAAATGTCTTAAAAATCACCATTGAGCACTGCTTTTTTGCTTGACCAGTAGTCAATTATAGTAACTCCTATTGTTGATGCTTTTTTGTATTTAGAAGATACAGTATCTCCAGATACAAGAGCATAACAATCTTTAGTTACTGTAGATGTGACTTGAAAACCTTTGTCTTCTAAAATAGAAGCTAATTGTCCTCTGGTCATATCAAGCTTACCTGTAATACATACTTTTCTTTTAGGAGTCCCAATCATCTCATCAACCTGTACATTCTGTTCTAGTTGAAGAGGTAGTTGAAACACCCAGTCTTCATTGTCGTCTAGCCAAGCAAGGATTGACTCAATCGTTGACGGACCAACACCTTTAATTGGTGTCGTTTCTATGTCTCTTAGATTTCTGAAAGTAGGTATTTTAGAGATAATCAATTTTGATGCTCTCCTACCGACTCCATTGATTCCAAGGGATGCTAAAACTATATCATATGGTTTGGTTTTAGTCCGTTCAATCTCGGCTTCTACTTTAGTGCCATTAGCACCAAGTCTGTCCCAGTCTTGATCTTCAAATAGATCTACTGGATGTGTTAGTCCCATCTTTCTTACAGAAGCTGGTCCTAACCCTTTTATATCTAAAGTCTTGATAAAGTGTTCTAAAACTTTAGATGAACTTATATTATTCTTATCAGCAACCATGAGTCTAGGACCATCTCTTTTTGTAGAGTATCCAATGGCACGTTCTGCTGTAAGTTTTGTTACTTTTTGATTATGGATAGAGTGTTCTATTACACGCAAGAACTTTGGTATTACTCCACCTGCACGCTCTACTTGGATTGTGTCACCTAACCCAAGATTGTGTTCTTCAATAATTCCTATATTATGTAATGTAACCCTACGAAGAACTGCGTCGTCTAAGGTTACTGGTTCGATTATACCTGTAGGATTTACTGTACCTGTTCTGCCTATAGTCCAGTCTACTCCTAATAAAGTAGTGGTAGCAATCTCTGCTTCACGCTCTTTCAGTGCTACTGCAAACTTAGGGTATTTAGAAGTCCATCCTAATAACTGCTCTTGTTTGTAAGATTCCGTACGATACACAACTCCGTCTTGTGGGTAATCCCAAGAAGCATCATCAAGCACTGTAAAGAACCCCATATTCTTTAAGATGTTCATACGAATATTATAGTTCATCTTTACCCCTAACCAGTCGTGGGCAATAAACTTAATATTACGTTGGCAGAATTCTACAGGGCTATCTAGTCCTAGTGCGCCTGACACATAGTTACGATAGTTTTCTACGTCATTTTCTGTAACGCACTCACCATTAATAACAATTTCTTCTTCTTCAGTTTGGATTTGGGTAGGAGCACCAATTAACATAGCTGCTAGGTGGGTAACATCTGTACCTTGTTCACCATTACCACGTGTTAATGCCATCTTAAGTTTACCTCTGCGATAAATTAAGGATAGGTTTGCACCATCAATCTTAGGAAGTTTGATTGTCATAAAGTCATCAATCTCTTCTGCATCATATACTTTGCGAAGAGAATAAAGCTTATAGGGATGGGTTACTTTACCCGCTGCTCCGCCTACGTGTTTTGTAGGGGAGTCGTGGTCTCTCCAACCCTGTGCTTTTTCTATAGACTCTAAATTGTCATATAGCTGATCCCACTCCGCATCCGTTATTGTAGGAGCAGAGTTATCATAATAAGCTTGGTTGTGCTTTTGGATAAGTTGTTTGAGTTCTTTGTAATTCATATAAAGATAATATAAGAAAAATAAGCATTAAGAAAGTTTAATATTAATTATCGTCTTGTGTATCGTGTACATAAAGTTGAAGAAGAGCGTAATGGATAACTTTCATTAAATCTTTTCTAGCGTCATCTTTAGTGCCTTTTTTACCGTAACGATTTGAATACTTATCTACATTTCCCATACAAAAACCTGTTCCATGTCCTCTACCAATAATTACTTCTGTAGACTGAAAAGTACTTGATGAATAGTGTTGTGAATACGTTGAATCTATATACTTTTTAATCTCTTCAATATATTGGTTTTCATTGAACTTATATGATGCATCAACTTCGTTTTGATAAGTATCAAAAGCGCTATTCGTGTTTAGATATTTATTTTCTTCTTTTGCAAAGAATTCATCCCAATCACCTTCACTATCGTAATTTTTACCTGTAGGAAAAGAGCCGTAATCATATCCAGTCATTTGTTTATACCTGTGTTCTAAAGTGCTAATAGTTGTATGGATATGCCCAGTGTCGTGTGGTTTAATTTGTTTTTTTAACTCACGAATTTCTTCTTCAAGAAAGTTTCTTTTCATAAACGCTTCATGACGCTCTTGCATTATTAAATCCTCTTTTTGATTGCATTAAGTAAGATACTAAGATTTTCTTTTTTATTGA